GCGTCTTCCAGACGGAACTTCTGACCGGCACCAGTGAGCGAATAGACGTAGGTGTTCGCCACCGTGTTCACCTGAATGACCTGCTCCAGGGCATTCCAGGTGTAGGCGTCTTCAACTTGGCGCTTGGCGTCGTTAACGAACTTGCCGATCAACGCCGAATACGTGGTCTCACTGTTCGTGGACACGGGCGTCTCACGCAGGCGCGTGAGGACATCGTTGATCATCTCAAGGTACGTCATTTCTTATTCCTTGCCGAGATCGCTTTGGCCTTGGCCTTAGCGTCCGCTTTGGACGACGCACCCCAAGCCTTGAGCGACAACAGCAGCCGCGTGGGCTTGCCATTTTCATACTCGGGCCCGGGCATGTTGCCCATCCGCGCTAAAAAGGAGGCCCGTCGAGGGTTGTCGCCTGACTTTACCGGGGCCTTCAAATTGCCACCGGTGGCAGCATTATAGGACGCGCGCCCCTTGGCGTTCAAGCCGCCAGAGGGGGATTTTCCTTCTTTTCGCTGCCAAGCGGGCGTCTTCACTTTTTGGCCTTCTTGGCAGTCTTGGCCGACTGCTTGAATGCGGCAGGTGTAGGCGCGCCTTTGGTGCCGGGCTTGCGCATCTTCTCACCTGAACCCGCTTTGATACGGGCGCGTTTGGCGTTGATGTTTGCGTACAGGCCGTTCATTTTTTCTTCTTTCCCATGCCAGCTTCAGACATGGCGATAGCCACCGCTTGCTTGCGCGACTTCACCACAGGGCCTTTTTTGCCAGAATGGAGAGTACCTTCTTTGTACTCGCCCATCACTTTGGCGACTTTGGCGGCTTTTTTGCCGGCCGTCGTATAGGGGTACTTTTTACCACCGACCATAGGCATAGCGTTCTCCTTAGATGTCGACGCGACGAGGGCGACCGCGAGGCCGAGGCGGTGCGGTCAGGGGGGTATCCGAGCGCTGGGCGTTCGGATCGAATTCTTTCTGGGGCTCTTCTTCGTCCACACGGACGTAGCCAGAGTGCCCGCGCATGGAATCAATGTCGTGCTGGAGAGTGAACGTCACCGTATTACCACTCTGAAGGCAGCGAAACGTTGCCATGTTTTCTCCTAAGAAAACAGGGGGCTCGTGGCCCCCTGCTTGTTTACACCATGCGAGCGATGACCAGTTTAACGGTCGTCGAAGCCAGGTTAACAGCGCCACCAGTGGTGTTGGTGGTCGCGATCGTCACCGTGTTAGCGGCAGAGACGTAAGCGCGGCGCACGAGACCAGCCTCGTCAACGCCAGCGGACATGCCGATCACCATATCGCCCAGGGCAACGCCCGGAACGGTCACGGTGTCGGTAGCCGCAGCTTGATCCGACACAGAGGCTGAATCAAGAGTACAGGTAACAGCCCAGGTATCCGAGTAGATACCACGGAACTGATCATTTCCACGACGGGAAACAACAGCAGATGCGGAAGCCATAAGCAATCTCCTTAAAAAGACGCCCCCTAGCTTGTGGCCAGGGGGCTAGTCATTAGGCCGGAACGGCCAGGGCGAAGGCGGCAGAGGCGTTCGAAGCAGTGCTGGTGGCGTTGGTGCGCAGCGCCTTGACACCGTAGATGGTGTCGGCGGTGAACAGCGTGCCCAGGTATTCCTGCTTGTACTGGGTCTGCGAGCGGATGCCCAGTTGCTCGATCAGCACCATGGCGTCGCGGTGGCCCATCAGGCAGATGCGGTCATTGCCCGAGTTGCCAGCGCCGTTGTCGGCGTTGGTGGAGGCGAAGACGGCCATGCCGTACAGTTGACCGATTTCGCCGTTGCGGATCGCATCGCCGTTGCCGATGAAGGCTTGCTCGGTGTAGCGGGCCAGACCCATCAGGGTGTTACGGCTAGACGGGGGGATCAGGAAGAAACGGCCGTCCATGGGGACGTCGTTGTCGTCCAGGCGCTGGATGGTGCGGCGGATAGCAGCATCAGTCAGAGCGGCAGCGTTGGAGCTGGTGCTGTTGTAAGCAGTGGTGCCATCAGAGCCGATGTAGGCCTTGGTGGTGGTGTTGCTGGTAGCGTAGTCGTCGGTGCCAACGGTAGCGCCGTTGAAAGCGCGGCCCAGTTGAACCAGATCGGTGTCGATACGACGAGCCAGAGCGTAACCAGCGTCTTCCGTGTAGAAAGAACGCAGCGAGGTCAGGGCCTGGACTTCGACGATGTCTTCGATCAGGCGGCTGTACTCGTAGTGCTTGTTGATCAGCACTTGGATGTTGCTGTCGGATTCAGCGATCAGGGTCACCGAGTCGGTAGCAGCTTTGGCGTTGGCGGTGCCGCGAGCCGGGCTGGGGATGTTGACGGTGTCACCCTTCTTGCCCTTGAAGTTCATGCGCTTGACGAGGTTCGCCAGAACGAGGTTCTTCTTGTAGGCGGCAATGATTTCATCCGACCAAATTTCGGGGATGAAGTTCGCTGCGGAAGTGACGGTAACGCTATTAGTCGGGGAAAAGGCGGTGTTTGCCATGGTTTAAATCTCCAAAAAAGAATGGTTGATTACTTGACCCGGCCCTCTGCGTACGCTTTCATGATCTCGTCACTGAGCGCCTCGTAGCGGGAAGGGTCGGTCATCTTGAGCCTGATAAGGTCAGCGCGGCGATAGACTCGCTTGGAGCTTTCCCCGGAGCCACCGACATCCACTTGCGCGGTCTTCAAGTTCTGCTTCCTGACGGCATCACCTGCCTCTTCAGTCTGCTTGGTCTTAACGCCGCGAATCTGTTTGTAGGTTGACAGCAGTTCATTGGCCGAGTCGAAGTCAAACTCACCATCGGCTTTCGCGTAGAGGCCCAGACGCACTGGCGAGCCTTTGACCCAAGCTGCGAACTCGGGGTCTTGGACTAGCTGGGCGTAGTCAGGGTGCTCTTGCGCGAGCTTTTGCTGGGTCTGCATCCGTTTGAAGTCCGCAGCAGCTTGGCGCGCTGCGAGCACATCGGGATGTTTCTCAACGGTCTTTTGAACAGCCTTTCGGGGATCTTCAAAGAAATCTACTTCCGGCTCATCTTCTTGAATAGGTTGTTGCTTCGAACTGAGGTTCTGCTTCAATAGCTCATCGGCGAGCTTGCGAACTTCACCCACCTCTTGCGCCTGCTTGCCAATGAGCTTCTCAGCTTCTTGGTGCATGCGAATGACCTCTTCGAGACTTTTTGCCCGATACTTGTCGGGAATCTCGGGGGGCTGGGGCTTTTGTTCTTCGACTTCGATTTCGCTGGGCAACTCAGTTTCTTTGTCAATCAACATATTGGGTTCCTGCCAATCTGGTTGTAGGAGATTCAACTCGGCGTTCATGCTTATGAGTTGGCTTTGCGCTCTGCGTTCAGCTTTTCGATGTGTTTGCGCTCAAACCGACCGTGTTCGCTCGGAAAGTGCCCAGACCACCCTTCAAGTCTGAAAGTAGGTGCGCTCATGATGCGTGTGGCGTTTTTACCACACGCGCACTGAACGCTGGCCGTCTCATAAACGGTCAGACGCTCAATGATGTGCCCGCATTCGCAGGCAAATTCATACATTGGCATTTAAGTCCTCGTATGCTCGTTCGCTGATCTGCTTGAGATTTCTCAGCCAAAGCAGGATTGACAACTCGCCTTTGCGAAATTGTAAGGCGTTGCCGTCCTCAATCGTAGAAATATTGTTTAGGGAATCTAGCATCTTGTCAACATCTTCCATCAGGTCGATCCAGCCTTGCTGGCCGAACATGCTAAATCGTTCTTCGTAATATTTCTGAAGTTCAGGGTTCATGAGGTGACTTGCTTGATGACGAGGACGACGATGATGCCAAAGATGATGACGACCAGGGTGCCGCCGATGATCTGCGCGTAGAAGATGCGTTCTTTGACGAGCTTGCGCCGGGCTATTTTTGCCTCACGCTCGGCCTTCTCGCGGGCTTGACGGATCTTCATGCGCTCTTTGAGCATCTGCTCCCACAGCTCGGGGTACCCCCCGTAGACCAGTTGGTGCTTCAATTGCTCTTCGGCCTCGCGCAGAGCGTTGGCCTGCATGACGATTTCCATGGCTTTCCCCGTGTCGGACTGGCCCTTCTTGCCTGCGTCGTTGGCGGCTTTCTGGACGGCGTCCCTGGCGTCAAAGAACTTGCCGAACTCGCCGACAAGGCCGTTGATGTCCTTGCCCAGCTTGATGGCTTTCTGGATGCCAGCCACCGCAGCTTGCGCCGTAGCGAACGCCGTTATTGGATCGATCACATCAGCACCCAAAAGCCGAGCTTGACGAGCGCCAGCACGCAGCCCAGCAGGAGGACCGCGAGAATGAAGGCAAAGAACCAATCAATCATCTTTTTCCCTCGCGATCTTCAGGTGCTGGTGCTTGTACCAGATGTTTACGATCAGACCGATGATGGCGATGATGAGGCCGCCAAAAGCCGCAATCTCATTGGCGGTCAGGCCGAAGTAGACGGCGCTGGCGCTACCCCCGTACTGCGCGGTGGTGGCTACTTTGACGACTTCAACGCTCATGGCTTACTCCTCGGCGGGCAGCGGTTGGTTGCCCTCGGCTATCCATTGTAGATACGCCTGATAGTCGGTGTTGGCGGGGTCAGCAGGAATGCAGAAAGCAACGCCATCATCTGATACTTTGCGGACTGCCAAAGACCAGACTCCATCGCCAGCCTTAATTAGTTGGTAGGTCATTTAAAGCTCCGCAGAAATCGTAAAGTACGTGATATTTGACGCGCTGTCGTTGCTGTTTTGGTAAATTGAAGTTGCGTATCCAGAAGATGACGCGTCGTTAATGATTGCAAGCGTCAGTGAACGGGTGTTAGTAGCCGTGCATGATGCCGCCGCAGCCCTCTTCGTAACCTTAAGTGGAATTGACGGATAGATGCCGCCAGTTGCAATAGCGGTCGCGCTTACAAAGCTGCCAAGCTCGTAATACCGCTGACACATCGCCAACTCGCGCCCGTAGTCGCGGCGCTCAAACGGCGAGGCGACAGAGCCAGCTTCAAGCTGGACGCCGGTTATGTAGAAGGTGGCGCCGTTGGTGCCGAGCACGTTTACAGCGCCGGTCACCGATTCAATATCTCCAGCCGTCCAGGCACCGGCGGTTCCGCTGTACGTAGAGCCCATACCCAACGCGAACCGAACGTTCATCCCAGTTCCGTTATCAGTCAGCCATGTGCCTGTCGTATCACCGGGCACCACAATGGTTTTTTCCTCCCACGTATTAGCCGCGCTGATCGTGTATGAGAACGGATAAGAACGGTTACCGGCGGAGTTGTTGATCGCGCCACCAAACGTCCCCGTCAAGCTAGATCGCACACGGAATGAGATCGCCACAGCAACAGCAGATGCGGTGCCCCACGCCAAATCGGCGCAGTTGAAACCCTCAATCTTTTGCGTGATAGAGAAGTAATCGCCGCTGGCAAACGAAGTTGCTGCAGAGGAAGTCACCAGAAGCGAGTTAGTGAATCCAGCGGGCGCGGTAGTGCTGCGTTGTGCAGTTGCTTTGCTGACTTGGTTGGTGGAAAAAACAAAACGGTCAACTGCATAAGTGGAGCCGTTAGCCGTGATACTCGCCCCAGCATTGCGCTGGTCGATCCGCATGTCAGAATTTAGCAGACGATTTCTGAACCCCATCGACCCCGTGGGCGAGGCCACGCCGTACAGGACGGCATTGCTGGTGCCGCTGGCGTCGTAGTAAGAGTTGGCTTTTACGCTGCTCATGCTTGGCTCCACACAGCTGTCGGTTCAGTAGGCCATTCAAGATTGCCTGCCACAGGATACACGGCGATGTTGCGGCACCACGAACGATAGTTAAGGAACGCATCGCGGTTCATCAGGTGTGGGTTGCGCGCAGGGTCATATACGTCCGGCTCGTTCACCCAGTCGGTAGCTTGCAGGCGCTGCTCAGCGGTGGATTTGTTCTGACCGGCAGTAGCCACCGGCGCTACATATGCGGCCACCGGGCCAAATTGACCAGCAGCAGCGGCGGCATAAATCTGACGGCCATATTCTTCAGGGTCGTTGGGGCTGGCGGTAAACGGCAGTTCATCCGGGTACGCATCCCACTTGATGATCAGGTCAATCATCGTCTGCTCGCTGTTGGCCCAGCAAGGATCTTTTGCGTATTCGAGTTGCATGAGTTGAACCTATTAGGAGATGCGGAGCCAAAGACAAATAGCGCCGTTTGTGTCGTTGGTTTCTTGATAGCCCAGCATACGCCATGTGCCCGAAGCGCCGGCAGAAGCGTTAACACCACTAGTATTGATTTTTCTCAACGAACTTCCTGCGACAGTACTGTTAACCGCAATGTTTGATGCGGTGTTTTGATAAAACAAGCCGTAGCTACCCACGTCGTTAAAAACCGCGCCAGCAGTTGCGCTTAAAACCTGTGCAGTTGTTGGTGTTGTGCTGATCGTCTGCCAAGTGCTGTCGCCGCGCAGATAAGTGGTGCTGTTGGCCGTGCCGGAAGCAAGGTCAGAAGTGGAAATGTAAGTGCTGGATTTGGCAACCACAGTTCCC